ATTTGCAGTGATTAAGGCTGTGAGTGCGTAATGGCCACCAAGCCCAAGTCCTCGGTTAATGCGGCTGGCAACTACACGAAGCCAACCATGCGAAAAGCCCTGTTTGAACAAATCAAGGCAGGGACAAAGGGCGGTGACCCAGGCGAATGGTCTGCCCGTAAAGCACAAATGTTGGCAAAAGAATATAAAGCCAAAGGTGGAGGCTACAAATGAAAGCCCCACAGAAAAGCCTAAAGGACTGGGGTGAACAGAATTGGCGCACCAAGTCAGGAAAGCCATCGTCCGAAACGGGTGAAAGGTATCTGCCTGAAAAGGCAATTAAGGCATTGACCTCTGCCGAGTATGCGGCAACCACACGGGCAAAGCGTGAGGCCACAAAAGCTGGCAAACAGTTTGCAAAGCAACCCAAAAAGGTTGCTGAAAAGATCAAGAGTTTTAGATGAAAACCCCAGCTTATGCACGCAAAGAAGGCCAGAACCCAAAGGGCGGTTTAAACGCCAAGGGTAGGGCTGCGGCAAAGGCTGAAGGCATGAACCTCAAACCACCTGTGAAGACTGGCGACAACCCTCGTAGAGCATCGTTCTTGGCTCGTATGGGTGGTAATGCTGGCCCTGAATACAAAGACGGTGAACCCACACGCTTGCTGTTGAGTTTGAGGGCTTGGGGTGCTTCTTCAAAAGCAGATGCTCAAGCCAAAGCAAAGAAAATATCAGCCCGAAATAAAGCGAAAAAATAATGCAAATACCTATACTGAATGGTATTTACGCAGACACGACACCAGAGTTGCGTACAGCCTACCCTATCAATCTTGTGCCTGTGCCAAAGGTAAGCGGCATCAGTAATGGGTTTCTGAGGCCGGGCGATGGCATTGTGAGCAATGGAACAGGGCCAGGCGTTGACCGTGGCGGTATCAATTGGCGTGACGAGCTTTATAGAGTGATGGGCACAAAGCTGGTTGAAATAGATTTGGCTGGTGTGGTAACGGTGCTTGGCGATGTGGGTGCTGGTGGCCTTGTAGTATTTGATTACAGCTTTGACGAACTGGCTGTTTCGTCTGGTGGCAACATATTTTTTTGGGATGGCACAACATTAACGCAAGGCGTTTATCCAGCGGTAACTATTGGCCCAATCCTTGATTTCTGTTTTATTGATGGTCGGTTTATGATTACCGATGGTGAACGATTATTCCTGACCAACATTGGTGACCCTTTTACGATTGATGCGTTTGCTTTTGAAGAGCCAATAGCTGACCCTGACCCAATTACATCTTTGCTTAGATTGCGTAATGAGGTATATGCCATCAACCGTTATACGATGGAGGTTTACGACAATACGACTGCGGCAGTGCCTTTCCCGTTTCAAGTTATTGATGGGGCGCAAATACAAAAAGGATGCTTGGGCGTTCATGCTTGTTGCATCTACCTTGAAAGTGTTGCATTTTTAGGCAGTGGTCGTAATGAAGCACCGGGCATTTATATCGGTGCATCTGCAACAACAACAAAACTTAGCACACAAGAAATAGATAACTTGTTGTTGGAATATTCAGAGGCGCAATTAGCGGCGGTGCTGGTTGAGGCTAGAAATGACAAAGGCCATCAATTTTTGTATGTGCATTTGCCTGACAAGGCATTGGTTTATGACGCTGCGGCAAGCCAAGCACTACAAGCACCCGTGTGGTTTATTTTGACCAGTAGTATTGTTGGTTTCTCGCAATACCGAGCCAGAAACATGGTGTGGGTTTACGACAGGTGGATGATTGGTGACCCACAGTCAAGCAGCATTGGGTATTTGGTGCAAGACATTGGCAGTCATTGGGGTGAGCAAGTCTACTGGCAGTTTGGCACATTGATTATTTATAACGATGGCAAGGGTGCATTGATGCTGCAACTTGAATTGGTAAGTTTGACAGGAAGTGTGGCACTTGGGGCAAATCCACAGATAAGCACCAGTTATTCGGTGAACGGTTTATCGTACAGCCAAGAACGGTCAATTGCAGTTGGCACGATTGGAAGTAATAAACGCCTTTCATGGTTTCAGCAAGGGCATATGCGGAACTTTCGCATCCAGCGTTTCAGGGGTAACAGCGATGCCCATGTGTCTTTTGTGAGGCTTGAGGCGCAAATTGAAGCATTGGCATACTGATGGTTACCTCACGCAAACTTAATCTAACGAGAGACCAGCTTGCTACCTTTTTAAAAGATCAAGTGCAGATCAAGCAATTTGAGTTGCTTTTTTCAACTGTTGATGAACTTGAAGTAATTACTGGTACAGACTTTGAGTTTCAAGCGGATAATGCCGCAGCTTCTGCAAACAACGCATTGGCACAAATAAACACGCTGAATCAAATTGTGCAAGGCTTGCAGGGCTTGCAATTAGCACCACCGCCAAGGGAATTCAGGCGCACAAGATATGGGTCGTTTTACGACACAACCACGCAATTAGCAACAACTATCAATACAGCCACAGCTATTACTTTCAATACTACTGACCTAAGTTTTGGTGTCTTTCTTGGCAGCCCTACATCAAGAATCGTCGTGGCTAATGAAGGTCTTTATAACTTTGACACATCTTTTCAATTAGATAAAACAACTGGTGGCACAGCAATTTTTGACTTTTGGTTTCGAGTAAATGGTGTCAACGTAACAAACAGCGGTAGCAGAATTCAAATCCAAAACAATAACGCTGAAATTTTTTCATCACTTAATTATTTTTTTAATCTCAAAGCAAACGATTACGTTGAGTTGATGTTTTCAGTAACCGATTTGTCTGTTGAACTAAAAACATTTGCTGCTGTTGTTGTTCCTGCTGCACTGAATAATGTAATTGCACCAGTTGTCTTGTTCAGGGTCACGCTAGTGGTTCGGCTTGTTATCTGCGTAACAGCACCGCCAGCCCCAGTTGCATAACCAACGCCAGTTCCGCCTGTTGAAACAATCGTGCCAGATACAATCAGGCTTGTTCCTGTAGCTGCACCAATATTAGGTGTGACCAAGGTTGGACTGGTATTAAATACCAACAATCCAGTCCCTGTATTATCAGTGACTGCTGCGTCTAAATTCGCGCTAGATGGCGCAGTCAAGAATGTGGCTATGCCTGATGCTAAGCCGCTTACACCAGTTGCAACAGGCAAACCAGTGCAGTTTGTCAATGTTCCAGAAGCTGGTGTGCCAAGAGCCGGGGTAGTAAGTACAGGCGAAACCAATGTTGGGGTGTTATTAAAAACCAACAAACCAGTGCCAGTCTCATCAGTCATTGCAGCAAGCAAGTTGGCGCTTGATGGGTTTGATACCCAGTTTTGTATACCACCCGCAAAAACCGCTTCAGAATTGATTTGATACCAAGAATTTGTGGCTTCATAAAAACGAATGCTTGTTGCTGTTCCTGCTCCTAATGAAGTCACGCCCCCATAAATAGCAGATGCGCCATTCAAAGAAATCGTAAGAGACGTAATCTCTTGCGTTGTTGTAATCAGAACTGAAGTGCCATCAGGCACACCAGTGTTCAAAGGCAAGGTTATTGTGCCAGTTGCCAAGGTACTAGCAGGCTGCAAAAGCATCCATTGGTCATTGCTGACAGGGGTCGGCACAGTGATATTAAAGCCATTGCCGGGCACAAACAGATTAACCGACAGAGTTGGCGAGGCAAAAGTCTGCTGAAAGAAAGTCAACAAACTGCCGATTGAAGTGCGTCTTGCATCCCCGTTGTTTGGTGAGTAAACAGGAAGCTGGTCGCCGCTTGAAATCGTGCTCAGTACTGGCAGTTGATTGATCGTTGGCATGATTGTCCTTAGTTGTATTCAATAGGGCCATCAGGCCCAGCGTTCACGGGGAAATAAGGTGGCCTGACATACGGATTATCGTAGATTCGCCAAGGCTTATTACCAGCACCAGCAGGCATCGTGGCTGGCAGTTGCTGCTCAAGCGGGAATGTGGCTCTTTGCAACAGGATGTCGTAACCCTGTTTGGCTGTTGTCTTGGTCTCAATCATCACTTGCTTGCCAAAACTTGGCGCAAGTCGGATGCTTAAATTGCAAATGATGGCCTCATAAGCCGAATCAGGCACATTGGTTTCTTCATCTAAATCGCTGTCCTGTGGGCTGGATGGCAATGGGTAACCCAAGCGGATGCCTTTGCCGTTCCAGTCTGCAATCATTGCATCCAGCCTGCGTAAAGCAAAGTCCAGCTGTTCAGGACCAAGGTCAAACACATACGATGCAAGACCTATTTCTTCAAGGGCAGAACTTATGAATTGACGTTTGGTGTAACCCATTACGCAGTCTCCATGGCGTTATTGATCTTGTTGAGCAAAGTCGCACTTGACCAACGCTTGTCTACTTTCAAGTTAATTGCTTCAGCCTGTTGCAACATTTCTTCAAGACTTGGCAAATCATCTTCTATTGACTCGACTGGTTCACTTACAACAAGCGATAGACCAATAGGCGTTGGCGTGACTATCTTGTTTTGCTTGCGCTCAAGGGCTTGCGCTTTTTTGAGTTTACGCTTTTGCAAACGCAACTCCCGCCACGGGGCGAGAGTCTTGTTTTTGACAATTGCAGCAGACTTAATCATTTCATCTTTTTCATTGGTGCTTTGCTTGGCTTACCAGCGGCTTTTGCCGACTTGCTTGCCATGCCAAGTGCCATTGCTACGGCTTGCTTTTGAGGCTTGCCTGACTTCATTTCCATTGCAATATTTTTGCCGATTGTCTTTTTGGAATAACCTTGCTTCATTGGCATTTTGCTCTCCATGTGAAACAGGCCAACATTTCTGCTGGCCTGTGGGTTGATTAACTTACTCGGTAAACAATAAAAGTATCTGCCGCAGTCT